TATATTCATACAAAAGAAATTGACCAATGCCATTTCAAGCGAAATTTACTGATGATGATTTGATCTCTTCCCTCGCAGAGAATGGAGAAGTGATTACTAGTCAGAACGTTAAAGACTTTGCCACTAAGTTTGGTGTACAAGTACAGAGCGTAACTAAAAGAATTAATAAACTTCCACAGTTTCAGAAGGTACAGCGTGGTAAATGGAATTTAACCATCGCAGAAAAACTTGAGAAAACATATCAAGCACAGTCTGCAAACAAAACAAAGTTGGTAGATTCTTTTGATCCATCTTACATAGCATCTCCTGATCTTACTCCAGATAAGGATCCAAATTTTGTACCGTTTGGTAACTTCTCTGATGTAAAGAGAATTATCAATTCTAATATGTTCTATCCTACATTCATTACTGGACTATCTGGTAATGGTAAGACACTTAGTGTAGAGCAAGCATGTGCTCAGTTAGGAAGACAATTGATCAGGGTTAACATTACAATCGAAACAGATGAAGACGATCTTGTTGGTGGGTTTCGCCTTGTTAATGGCGAAACGGTATGGCACAATGGTCCAGTCATCGAAGCATTACAACGTGGTGCAATCTTACTTCTGGATGAAGTGGACCTTGCATCTAATAAGATACTTTGTTTACAGTCCATCCTCGAAGGAAAAGGAGTCTTCTTGAAGAAGATAGGAAAGTTCGTCAAACCAGAAATAGGATTCAACATCATCGCAACCGCAAATACTAAAGGTAAGGGTTCAGATGATGGACGTTTCATCGGTACTAATGTATTGAATGAAGCATTCTTGGAGAGATTCGCCTTGACATTTGAGCAAGAGTATCCTACAGTATCAGTTGAGACTAAGATACTCAAGAAGGTTGCTGGTAATTTAGGTGTACTTGACGAGAAGTTCTGTGAGAACCTTGCTAACTGGTCTGACATTATTCGTAAGACCTTTAAGGATGGTGGTATTGATGAGATCATTAGTACCCGCCGTCTAGTACATATCATTCGTGCATTCGCAATTTGGAATGACCGTATGAAAGCAATCAAAGTTTGTGTCAATCGTTTCGATGATGAAACAAAGCAGTCATTTATCGAATTATATGATAAGATAGATGCAGACGTGGAAACCGAAATTCAGGAATTAGGATAATGGCTCTAGCACAACAATTAAAGGATGGGACTAAGGAGTCCCATTCAGCAGCAGAAAACACTAAGTTTATCGCAGGATTTTTACGAGGTGTTCTTAGTGTAGAACAGTATGGTAAGTTACTTACCAACTTCTATTATGTTTACTCTACATTAGAGGATTCTCTTAAGTCTCTTCAGCGTGATCCTGTAATTGGTTCTCTATATTTCCCTGAACTGTCTAGAGCAGATTCTCTTTCTAGAGATCTTAGATTCTATTATGGTCCTAATTGGAGATCACTTATTAAAGCATCTCCAGCATGTGATGCTTATGTTGCTAGGATACGAGAAGTTGAAAAGGAATCTCCATATCTCTTAGCAGCTCATTGTTACACTAGGTACATGGGTGACCTGTCTGGTGGACAGATCCTTAAAGGTATTGCTCAGGGTGCTCTTGATAACCCAGAAGGAGAAGGGTTTCATTTCTATGAGTTCGATAAGATTCCTAATGCTAAGGAATTTAAAGTTGGATATAGATCAACCCTAGATAACTTAAACCTAGATCAGAAACAAAAGGATTCTATTGTTACTGAAGCTAATTATGCATTCCGTTTAAATATGGATATGTTTGATGAGATGGAGGGAACTGGTGATACTTTTGGTAGAGGTCTGTTTAAGGTTGTTGTAGGATTAGTAAAACGTAAATTGTTTGGAGGTAACAAATGAGTACTCTGGTTGGTCAGTTAGTTACAGTTAGAGATAAGCATTGCACAATCTCTCCAAGTCGGGTTATAAGTCGAGACGGACAAAAGTATCGGGTTATAAATCTTGACGGCATTCAAAGAGAGTGCTATTATGATGATATACTTTACGTTTGGAAACCGTGAAATACAATGAAGATGAACTCCTGAAGGAAGTTCATGATTACATCAGTCAAACATACAGAGGTCATTATTCTGTCGGAAACGTTCAGACTCTTGACCTTATTGATTCTGTGGGTGATGCTGAGGCATTCTGTAGGAGTAATGTCCTTAAGTATGCATCACGTTATGACAGAAAAGGATCAGCACGTAAGGATATAATAAAGATTATTCATTACGGTCTGCTTCTACTCCACTTCAATGATAAAACTGCGGCTGCTCAAGCTGCTAACACTGGAGCTACATCATTTACCGTTGATTATGACAAATAAAGTTAGACTAACAAGAGAAACAATTGGGGTACTGACCAATTTTGTGGATATTAATAAGTCTATTATATTCCGTAAAGGGAATGTGATTAAGACCATCAGTAATGCAGAGAACATATTAGCAGAGTATACTTGCGAGGAGGAGTTTCCTATTGATTTCGCAATCTATGATCTAGCACAGTTTCTTGGTACTCTTAGATTGTTTGATAGTCCTACTTTAGAATTTGACTCACCTGACTATCTTACTGTTAGAGATTCTGGTAAGTCAGTTCGTTATTATTTTAGTGATCCAGAGATTACTCTGAAGTCTGCTCCTGATAAGAGTGTAACTTTTCCAGAGTCTGATATTGAATTCACCATCCATAATAATGCTCTTCTTGATCTACAGAAAGCATCTAAGGATATACTCAATCTTCCAGACCTAACCTTTAGTTGTCAGGATGAAGAGATCAGGTTAGTTCTTAGGGATAAAGATAATGATACAAGCAATAACTTCAAGCAGAAGGTAGAGGGTAAATCAAATGGAGATCTAGAACTAGATGTTAAGATGGAGAATGTTCGTCTGTTAGATTTTCGTAAGGTTCTTGTTGAGTCATCTGAACCACAAGAGAGTTTTGTTTATTCTACTAGAGTATCTAAAGCACTTATCTCTGAGTGGAGTAATGAGAGATTGGGTCTCAAGTATTATATTGCTTTAGAACCATAATGCAATTACATCAGGTTTTCTTTGTACCATTAATCACGTTCAGGTTTGATTACCATAGTAAGTATAATATTGCTGATACAGAGAAGCTTGATAGAAGACCTAAAGGGTGGACTACATCTGTCAATTCTAGTTTCCCTAACATTACAGATGTTGATCCAATTGTCTCTCCTCAAATAAGAGACAGCCTCATGGCAGATTTAAAACAGCAGATACAATATGTCTTTGCTGAGAATAATATACCAGACAAATTTAAGTACGATAGTTTTTGGTATAATATCTACCATGATACACAGGGACAGGAACCACATACACATCTTAATGGTTGTATGAGAAAGAATCCTTATTGGTGTGGTATCTATTACCACAAAGGATCAACTCCAACAACCTTTATGCGTCCTGATAATAACAACAGGATTCATAAGTTCCCACATCAAAGCAATGTATTCCAAGAGTATTTTGCTGACACCTTGAAACCTGATATCAAGGATGGTGATGTGATACTTTTCCCACCGTACCTAGAGCATTGCGTAGAACCATCTACCAGTGCTACAATGCGTATGACATTCTCCTTCAACCTGAGTTTAGATAATGAGTAAAGAATTTTTATGGGTAGAGAAGTACCGTCCAACGAAAGTTGATGATTGTATTCTACCAGAAACTATCAAGAAGGTATTTGAGGGATTCGTCAGTCAAGGTGAACTACCTAATCTTTTACTTACTGGATCTGCTGGTGTTGGTAAGACCACTATTGCGAAAGCTCTTTGTGATCAGATCGGTGCATCATATATTCTGATCAATGGATCAGATGAGGGTAGGTTCTTGGAGACTGCTAGAAACAAGATACGTCAGTTTGCTACAACAGTCTCACTGACCTCTGGAACGTCCCACAAGGTCGTCATTATAGATGAAGCAGATAACACGACCAACGATGTTCAATTGTGTCTCAGGTCTGCTATAGAGGAGTATCATAACAATTGTAGATTCATTCTTACCTGTAATTTTATCAACAAGATTATTGAACCACTGCATTCAAGATGTACTGTGGTTGATTTTCGTATTAAGAATGAACAGTCTGTACAATTGCAAGGTCAATTCTTTGAAAGACTTAGAGGTATATTAAAAAAAGAAGATGTTAAATTTGAAGATAAGGTTTTGGCTAAGCTTATTAGGAGGTATTATCCTGACTGGCGTAGGCTTATCAATGAGTGTCAACGCTATTCTGCTACTGGAGCCATTGACTCAGCTATTCTCGTTGATGTTGCTGATGTTAATTTTGATAGTCTTCTTTCGGCGTTGAAGCAGAAAGATTTTAAGACAGTAAAGAATTGGGTGGTGCAACATATGGATAATGATCCCACCACTATCTTTCGTAAGATATATGATAGTACATACACTGTTCTTAAACCTGCTTCAATCCCGGAAGCAGTTCTTATAATAGCAAGGTATATGAAAGATGCTACTGTCGTGGCTGATCATGAAATTAATATGCTTGCTTGTTTAACCGAAATTATGATGAGTTGTGAATTCAGATGATTGATGCTATAAACATTGATACTCCATATATTTGGAAAGGTCATCTTGATCGTCCTAAAAGTTATGGTGAGATAAAACAGAATCTATCATTAATAAAAGATCAATGTAGTGGACAGATTCAATCTCCTTTAGAGGAGGGTGATTCATTTTCTACAGTTGGTTATGATAGGTATCGTCCACATAGGATAGAAGAGCTTGCACCATTTTACAAACAGTTGTATAATGATTTACAGTTCATTCATTTTAGAGTGAATGATCGAACTCGTGTTCCTAGTCATATGCTTAGTCCTGTATTTGATACAGGATTTCATAGTGTTGATTTACAGGACAGACAGAGAACAGAAGATAAGTTCTTTTTGATAGATAGATCATGGTTTAATGTTCATTATAGAGGTGCTAGAACACTACCACATGATCACGGAATTGTTGATTATGTCTGTGCTTATTATTTGAATCATCCAGATAACAGTGGTAACTTTATGGTTGAACCATCTGGAGGTATGAATACTGCTGTATTGAATAGTGACAGTACTAAGATTAGTTACAGTCATAAACAGAATCCATTAACCATTCCTGTAGAGACAGGTGATTATCTAATCTTTCCGGGACACGTCACACATGGATGTGAATCTAGTGATAGTGACGAGGAACGGATTGTAATAACAACAAACATAGTGGTGAATAAGTATGACTAAACTAAAGAAGAAGCAAAGACATCAGGTTAAGTCAAGATTCTATTATCTGTTTTGGGGTGCTGCAACAGTATCAGTATTTGCAGGACAGATGTATGTTGGATCTGGTTATCGTCAGATGTCAGAAGCAATTAATGAGTTGCTTGATCAAGTAGAGGTTGCGAGACAGAGGTACTATTAATGCCAAAGACTCTTAAGTCATTGAAAACACCACTTAGATATCCAGGTGGAAAGTCACGTGCTGTAGTTAAATTACTACAGTATTTTCCTGACTTGAAGGGATACAAGGAGTTTCGTGAACCATTCTTAGGTGGTGGTTCAGTAGCGTTGGAAATTACAAAGAGGTATCCCGATATAAAGATATGGGTTAATGATTTATACGAACCATTATATAATTTTTGGTTTGAATTGCAGCATGATGGAGAGGCACTTTATAAAGAAATAAATGGTCTTAAAATTTCTCATCCCAATCATGACTCATGTCGATGTTTATTTCAGATAATGAAGGAGAGTATTAATGACAAAGAAAAATCTAACTTTGATCGTGCCGTCGCTTTTTATATCGTTAATAAGTGTTCCTTTAGTGGTCTTACTGAGTCTTCTTCCTTCAGCCCACAAGCGTCACAATCTAACTTTTCCATCAGTGGAATCGACAGACTTATCGAATACAGCGAACTCATCCAAAATTGGGGAATAACAAATCTTTCTTATGAGATGATGTTGACTGATGATAAGAGTGTGTTCACATACTTAGATCCACCATATGATATTAAAGATAATCTTTATGGTAGAAAGGGTGGAATGCATAAGAAGTTTGACCATGATGACTTTGCTAAGATATGTGACGAATTCACTGCCCCTATGCTGGTCTCATACAATTCCAGTCAGATCGTGAAGGATCGATTTAAGGAGTGGACAGTTGGGGAATTTGCACACACTTATACCATGCGCTCCGTGGGGTGCTATAATATAGATCAAGCAAGCAGGAAGGAACTAGTCCTTACAAACTATGAAGTGTGAAGTAAAACTATTCGTTGCAGGAACCGTCTTTAAGGAGACTGTACAGTGCCGCAACTATGATGAAGCAAGAAAAGTAGCACTTGCCCGTAACCCTAATGCTAGGGTTGTTTCCGTTAACGCTGTATTTTCATGAAGTATCTAGAAGAAAAAATCAAGACCGCTGAGGAACGCATCCTTGAGTTGCAACTCCTTATTGATGCTTGGAAAGAACAACTAAAAGAAAAAGATGAGTAAACCAAAGCCAGGAAGTTACATAGACACTCAGGGAATGAGTGGTCCTCCTGATCCAAATCAAAAAGGATCAGGCGGTAAGGTATTTAAACCTATGATAAAATTGCCTCAACGGTTGTTCACTCCAACATATGTTGAGGAGATGAAGATATTAATTAACGAAGTATTGGATGAAAGAGAGTATAAGAATAAATTAAAGGGAGGGTATGATGATCCTAAACCACCAGAACAATCTTATTGGGATATGACAGGTCGGGAGTATGAAGTAAGATGAAGATAACACAGAAGATTATAGATGATCTAGAGAAGGCTCTAGATATGAGAAAGAAGAATGGTGAACCTGTGTGGGATGATGGAGACGAAATAGATGTTTGTGTTGGTGGTACGTTCGCAGCGGATAAATTTATCTCACTAATCAATCGCACTAAAGAAAAATGAGACTAGGAGTAATGTGTTCTGGCAACGGAACGAACTTCGAGAACATAATTCGGTCAGTAACCAAGCATGAGGTTGTGTTAATGATACACAACAAGAGTGAATGTGGTGCTGCAAAAAGAGCAGAGAAATTTGGTATTCCTCATTGTTGTATTAAGGCAAAGAATGAAGATAGTATGAGGCAGTTGTTTAAAGCATGGAGAGTAGATCTTATTGTCCTTGCAGGATATATGAGGGTCGTTAAAGATCCAGCAGCATTTCATTGTCCTCTTATAAATGTACATCCATCCTTACTGCCCAAGTATAAGGGATTACATGCAGTGGAACAAGCAATGGAAGCAGGAGAGAAAGAAACAGGATGCACTGTCCACTATGTTAACGAAGAGCTTGACGGTGGTGCTATAATAGAGCAGTCGGTGGTTAATATATGTCCTGATGATACTGTTGAAACATTAACTCAGCGTATTCAAAGGGCAGAGTACAGACTATTACCTTTAGTAATTAATCAATTATATGAAAGCCAAGAAAGCATTACGGAAAGCACTAGAACAGCCATGGCTCTACACTACTGAAGAACTTAAGCAACTACAGGATAAACTTAGTGAGCTTGAAGAAGATGGTGTACAAGAACTTTGGTATCGACGTACCACTATGGGATTCTCTAACAAACCCGATCAATTGAATGGCTGATAATGTATCAACTGAAAGATTATCTTTATAGTATCAATCAATCCAAGAAGAATATATTGGATGATGATTCTGATGCTGTTCGTAAGTACCAACCATATGTTATTAATAAATGCTTATCATCCTTTACCGATACAGTATTGTTGGTAAATGAAATGAATAAGTCATGGCATCTACCAAAGAAGATGCAATATGATTTTTTAATAAATAGTGTGAAACCAAGAAAGAGGTTCTCTCCTTGGTCCAAGAAAGATTCTATTGAATATCTTGAAGTAGTTAAAGAGTATTATGGTTATAATGACGATAAAGCACTCCAGGCTCTACGAGTTTTAACGAAGGATCAACTTGAAAAAATTTCATATTTATTAAGAAAAGGTGGTACACATGAGCGTAGATCATGATATTCAATGGAAACAGTCTGACATGGTTGAGGTCGCATTAGGCGAACCAGATGATTTTCTCAAGGTGAGAGAGACGCTAACACGTATAGGTGTTGCATCACGTAAAGAAAAGAAGATATACCAGTCGTGTCATATTCTCCATAAACAAGGTAAGTATTACATAGTCCATTTCAAGGAACTCTTCGCCCTTGATGGTAAGAAAACAAATCTATCATCCAACGATGTTCAACGTAGAAATCGTATAGTACAGTTGCTTGTTGATTGGGGATTGATCTCTATAGATGCACTCAGTCAAACAAAGATCCAAGACTTAGCTCCACTCAATCAAATTAAAGTTCTTGCTTTTAAAGAGAAGGGTGAATGGACTTTAGAATCCAAATATAATATTGGTAGGAAAAAGCAGGAAGTAGAGTAAACCGCCCTCCACCATTGGGGTCTTGTGTTATAATTAATACTGATCGCCGTAAGGGATCACAAAACACAAACTCGCTTATTAAAGGAGCTAACAATCATGGGTAACAAAGACCTTAACCACTTCGTGTGGGAACATTACACACCGTTTTCTATTGGATTTGATGACACATTCAGAAGACTTGAATCGTATGCGTCAGGAGCAGGATCAAATTATCCTCCTTATAACTTCATTAACGGACCTGATGGTAGAACCAGTTTGGAGATCGCTCTTGCTGGATTTTCAGAGTCAGATATCGAAGTTACAACAGAACGGAATGTTCTGAAAGTTTCTGCATATCCAGAGAAGAAGGAAGAGAATTACAAGCATAGAGGTATAGCCTCTAGATCGTTCAGCAGACAGTGGGAGATTGGACCAGATGTAGAGGTTAAAGAAGTAACCTTTGTCAATGGTTTACTTACTGTCCATCTAGAGAGATTTGTACCAGATTCACAGAAGAGAAAACTTTGGTTCGGAAAGGAACTTAAAAAGCTTGACTCTTCTGTTTCTTAATGCTATACTAACCACAGCGCGAATACGATATGGCCTGCCAAGTAATTACCCTAAGAACTGGGGAACGTGTTATCACGGAACTCAAGGAAATATATGATGGAGAGGGGGATAATAAGAAGGGAGTATGTCTTCTCATGGAAGATCCATACGTCCTACACTTAGATACCGCTGAACCACAGTATCTTACTGAGCAATTAGGTTCTGAGTATAAGGTTCGCTTTAGCAAGTGGAATCCTTATTCTTCTGACTGGCAATTCAAAATGCCTTATGATGCAGTTATGACTATTAGCAATGCTGAACCAGGATTGCAAACATCATACGAACAAAAGATCAAAGAAAAACGTGAAGTTGAATTAGAAAGCTCATTAAAACTAACAAAGGAGATGCATAGTGGAGAACGAACTGAAGACGAATCATAATGCAAGGGTCGTAACTCTCGCCACTGGCGAAAGAGTTTTATGTCTCTTTGGAGAGGTTCGTAGTGAAGATCAAGAAAAGGTAATTGGGTATAGGATGTTATATCCTTACACATTATCACTTGGTGATGTGAACCCAGACGACGGAACCATTCCTATTCGCTATGAAAGGTGGTGTCCATTTAGTCCTATCGAAGAACACCGTATTGGTGGTGAGCACATTCTTACATGTGTCTTCCCTGATAATGGTATCCTAGATAATTATGTAAGTAGACTGCATGAAATCGGTCTATCAGATGAGCAAATATTCTTCGAGGTAAATGATGGAGAGCCAGCAGCAGGAACCGATTCAACAACAGACGATACCACAGATACTTCTACTGAAGCATCAGTGGATACTAGCGAAGGTTGAAGAGATCGAAGGAGCACAGTTTGGTGACCCAGATTGTATTCTTGTAGATCCTATGGAGGTCACACCTGAAGGACAGTTGAAAGACTGGCTACATTTCTCTGACAAAAAGGAGACAGTTGTGCGATCTTCTGATATAATAACGTTTATAGAGCCTGGTAGAGATATTCTCTCTAGGTACTATGGATCTAATCCTGAAGTGTTGACTGAATGAAGTTCTATACCAGTGTTGAACAGGCTGGCAATCGTTTGCTAGTTCGTGGTTATGAAAATGGTAACAGATATAGCGTGAGGGTTCCTTTCAACCCCACGCTATTTTTGCCTTCAAAGAATTACTCTGAATGGAGAACTCTAGAAGGTGACTGTGTAGAACCACATAAGTTTGGTTCTATTAAGGAAGCACGAGAATTTGTTAAACAGTATAAGGAAGTACCAGACTTTGATATCTATGGTAATACTAGGTTCCTGTATCAGTATATGGCAGAGGAGCATCCAGAGGATGAGATTAAGTATGATACTTCAAAGATAAGAGTCTTTAACATTGACATTGAGACCGCAGCAGAGAACGGCTTTCCTAATATTGAGGCAGCAGATCAAGAGATCCTTGCTATCAGTATCAAGGATAGTTTTACACAACGTATCACTGTATGGGGAGCAAGACCTTTTGTTAATAATGATTCTCAAGTGGATTATATGCACTTCAGATCAGAAGAAGCAATGCTCAATGCATTTCTTGGTTACTGGCAGGAGAATTATCCTGATGTAATTACAGGGTGGAATGTGCAGTTGTTTGATATGCCTTACATTGCTAATCGTATTGAAAGGATACTTGGTGAGAAACAAGTTAAACTTCTTTCTCCATGGAGATTAGTTTCAAGACGAGAGATCTATATTAAAGGTCGTAGGCAAATGGCAGTAGATACATTAGGTATATCTACTCTGGATTATTATGATCTGTATAAGAAGTTTACTTATTCAAACCAAGAGAGTTATAGGTTAGATTATATTTGTAGTGTAGAGTTAAATGAGAAGAAGTTAGATCACTCAGAGTATGATACATTTAAGGAGTTCTACGAGAATGACTGGCAGAAGTTTGTTGAATACAACATACATGATGTTAGGTTGGTAGACAAGTTAGATGATAAGATGAAATTGATTGACTTAGCATTCACTATGGCTTATGATGCTAAGGTTAATTATGAAGATGTTTTCTCTCAAGTTCGTATGTGGGATAACTACATATATCACGAACTGAGTAAACGTAAGGTAGCAATACCACCTAAAAAAGAAGCAGTTAAAGATCGTCAGTACGCAGGAGCATATGTCAAGGAACCGAAACCAGGACGCTATGATTGGGTTGTTAATTTTGACCTCAATAGCCTTTATCCTCACCTTATTATGCAGTACAATATCTCACCAGAAACCCTCTGGGAGACTAGACAT